CGGGGCGAATGTCCCGGTAATGGTGCTAGGGAATCGAGTAGATTCTGCAAACCAGAGTATTTACATTAACGGCGTGGCGGATGGGACGGGGGCGGCAACATCAAGTGCAATTTCTGGTATGACACAATTTTGTGTGCTTTATAACAATCTATCTACCCCGTTGTATTCTGACCGTCAGATTGCATTTGCCAGTAGCGGAGGGGCGCTGACGGACGCGCAAATTGCTGCGTACTACACGATTATTAACGCTTATCTTGCTGCTGTGGGGGCTGTGTGAGTACCTTGTTTGTAGCTGTTGTTTTCTATTGCACATCTTCTTTTTGTAGCTTTTACGCGGACACTGACAAGATGCACGCATCGGAAGCTCTGTGCTCTACGGCTCTCCAGCAAGTGGCACAAGCTGTCACGGCTGCCGCAGGGCCTGTGAAAATGTGGGGAACCTGCATCCCCATGTCTGTTGGAATTATCTAATGGCCAAACTAACACTCATTGAGATGGTGCAGTCCATTTTAAGTGACATGGACTCGGACGAGGCCAACTCGATTAGTGACACTACCGAGGCCACGCAAGTGGCTGAAATTGTGCGCACGGCTTATTTCAAGTTGGTGACAAGCCGTGACGACTGGCCGTTCTTAAGAACATTGTCCAACCTGACAGGGTTGTCTGACACCGACAACCCCACGCTGATGGAGATTCCGTCAGGGGTGAATAAGGTTTATTGGATTAAGTACAACAAGAAAGATGTCACTTATCTTAGTCCAAAAGACTTCAAAGACCTCATTGATGGTAGGGAAGAGACAGACGACGGCATCATCAATGCTGATGGCTACATCACCAATGCTGATCCGACCTACTGGACCACCTACGATGACACCACCATCTATTTCGACAGCTATGACAGCGACGTAGACACTACGTTACAGCAGTCGAAGGCTGAGTTTTACGGGATACAGGTACCCTCTTGGACACATGAGGACACCTTCATCCCCACCTTGCCCGAGAAAATGTTCCCCACTTTGCTAGCAGATGCCAAGAGCACGTCCTTTCTAGTGCTCAAGCAACAAGCCAACGACAAGGAAGAGACATACGCCACGAAAGGGCGCCTCCGTGCTCAAAACAGCGCCTATCGTGCGGATAACGCCGAGCCGACCTACAACCAAAACATCAATTATGGACGCCGCTAATGAAGCGCCAAGCTGTTAAGAGTGTGGACGATGTAGAGAAAGAGCTAAACAACGAGAACAAGGAAGACAAACGCATTGAACCTAAGGTGTTGTCTCCTGAAATGTGTGACAATGGGCTCTATCGTGTGGTGTTCAGTGCTGGCGGGGAAGTGCCTGACACGCTGAAAGGGCGGTGGACTTCCATTGCCAAAGTGGAAGCCGCCATTTCCAACCACCTTGCTTTGCAGGCGTAAGTAGTGGCACGGCAAGTCGCTACCCGCAAGGACTTCACGTTTGTCAAGGGCCTCAACACAGAGGCCGGTCCTCTTACGTTTCCTCCCAATACGTGGGAGGACGGGGACAACATTGTTCCAAACATTGATGGCAGCCTGTCTCGTCGGCTAGCGGTCAATTATGAGAGTGGGTATGCGTTGAGCAGCACGTCAGATACCCCGACAGAAGAGTCCACAGGGGCTTTCACCTGTGGCGAATGGAATAGCGTTGGCGGGGACGGGAGCCGCAACTACGTTGTTGTTCAGCGCAATGACTTGGTGACATTCTACGACAACACAGGCGACACAATTAGTAGCACGGAGAAAAGCTTCTCCATCAATCTCTCCACCTACAAAGCTGCGGGCAATCCCAACACAACGGGTTATAGCCCCATCAGTTGTTCTAGTGCCAACGGCAATCTCATCATCACGAGCGCTGACACAGAGCCTTTGCTGGTGAGCTATGTGAACAGCAGCACCATTAGTGTCAGTGCCATCACTCTCCAAATCAGGGACTTGTACGGTGTCTCTGACACCTTGTCTGTCTCGGAGCGTTCCACGTCCCTAACAGCTGCGCACCAATACAACCTGCTCAACCAAGGGTGGGACAACACCAAAATCAATTCCTATTTCGCATCAACGGGCTACTACCCATCGAATGCACAAAGCTGGCCTGCTGGCAAGGATTCCAGTGACAACTTTGATCCCGCCTTGTTGGACAAACAAGACTTCGGCACGTCACCTGCGCCTAAAGGACGATACGTCCTACCCTTGTTTGCCCGCAACCGTACCGCCGTGAGTTCAGTAGCAGGCCTCACCACTGAAACCGAAACCTACCGGCCTGTCACCTGCGCGTTCTACGCGGGTCGTGCGTGGTATGCCGGAGTGAATTCTACCTCCATTGGTACATGGGTGCTGTTCAGCCAAGTGGCGGACACCACGGCCAAGTTTGGCAACTGCTATCAAGACGCGGACCCGTCTTCGGAAGTGGTGAGTGACTTGGTGGCAACAGATGGTGGTGTAATTCCCATTCAGGATGCGGGAAACATCTTGAAGTTGCTCCCTGCTTACAACAGCTTGTTAGTGTTTGCCGACAATGGGGTGTGGCAAATAGTGGGATCGGTGGACGGAGGCTTCTCCGCCACGGCTTACGAAGTGAGACGTCTCAGCACGGTGGGTTGCGTCAGCAAGGACAGCGTGGTGGAAGCCGAAACCACCATCTACTACTGGGCACGTGACGGGATATGGACCATAGCCCCCAATAACACAGGCGGCTTTACGGTTCAGAACATCACCAACACCACAGTGCAGAGTTTGTACGCCGCCATCCCTGCCAATGGGAAAGCCTATTCTTTTGGGCGCTACTACCAAGAGGGCAAAACCATCTATTGGTTGTACAACTCAGATAGCACGCAAGACGGGGTGACACGGCGTTTCAAGAAGGACAGCATGTTGTGTGTGGACCTGCGGCTCGGTTCCCCCTACACCCACACCGTAAGTAGCTTGGCTAGCAACAGTCCGTACATTGTGGCTGCCGTCATCACCAAGAACAAAACGTCCGCTTCCACCACCTTCAACGTGGTGGATGCCAGCGAAAACCAAGTGATTGATGGAAGCAGCAACACGGTGGTGGCTACGCTGGTCCCCACTGTTCTTAGGAACAGCGAAATCCGTTTCATGGTGGAGGCTCCCCAAGGGGGAGGCACCAGCTTCAAAACCACGTTTGCTCGTTTTGAGGATGGGTTGACAGCAGCGTCCAAGTTTAAAGATTGGTATGCGGCCAACACTGCGGGTATCACCTACGACAGCTACGTCTTGACAGGCGCTAGCTTAGGGGGCGGAGAGGGAGGAGACAAAGCTATCCAAGGGCTCTATCTCATCGCCTTCTTCAACCGCACTGAGACAGGAGTGGACAGCAACGGAGACGCTATTGGTGCGTCAAGCTGCACCTTACAGGCCCGTTGGGATTGGACGGATTCTGCCAACGCCGGGAAGTGGACACCAGGTGAAGAAATCTACCGCCATCGCCGTCCGTTCTTTCCTGCTGTGCCCTCTGCTACCTACCTCGACGGCTACCCGGTGGTGGTGAGCAAAACCAAGATAAGGGGTAGGGGCAAGGCTGTGCAGTTTAAGTTTTCCGCTGACCCAGCCAAGGACATGCAGTTGTTGGGTTGGGCCGTCACCTACCTCGGCAACACCAATGTATGACCTGTGGCACGAGGACGAGGATATAAAAGTACAACTAGAACACGATGGTGGATTTATTTTCCTGCATGTGCTAGTGTTTAAGTGGAGTGTGTCTCGCGTTAAAAAATTCAGACGCCTCTTAGTTGAGTTGAAGAAGCAGATGTGTGAGAGTGGCCACAGCCACATCTACGCATACAACGCGCAACAGAACGACAAGTGGTTTAGATTTGTCGAGTCCATGGGGTTTCGTCCTCACGTAGTACACAACGGACTCATTGTGTACAAGGTGAAGACCCATGGGGATCGCTGAAGGTGTTGCAATTGCCGGACTAGCATTTTCTGTAGCCGGTGCCAACGAACAAGAGACGGCTGCTGAAAACGCGGCTATGGCAGCCCGCCAACAAGCGGCTGCACAGGAAGCTGCGGCTGCTGAACAAGCACGTCTCATCACAGAGAGCGCTCAGCGTACAGCGGACAGTGTTATAGCGGCAGCCAACACACAAGCTGGAGCGGTGTCTGCTGCGTCGGCTACACAAATCGAAGCCATCAAAAAGGCGTCTGCCGATCAGATGGCAGCGCAAGAACGTCAGGCACAAGCCTTTCGTGACCAAGCTGCGCTAGCACAGAAGAAAGCGGACATTGAGAATGCCCGCACGCTACGCACGTCTCTTCGTCAAGGGCGCATCGCCAAAGCCGCCATCCTCAATGCAGGGGCCAACGCCGGAACCCTCGGTTCGAGCGGTGTGTTAGGCGGAGTGTCCAGCGTGGGTGCTCAGGAAGTAGGGAACATTGGCTACTTCACCAGCTTGCTTGACAACAACGCCAAGGTGCTAGCCAGTCAGCAAGGACAGGCTGCGGCTACGGTGGCGTCAGGGCGTGCTGCGGCTGATTTGGCTGTTGCCAACGCAACAGGGGAAGCTGCGTACAAGGTGGCCACGGCCACTGGGCAGGCAGACACCACACGTGCCACGGCACGTGGCAACGCGGAGTCGGCATCCATCAACGCTCGCTATTCTGCTGCGATGGCTAAAGCTCAAGGCGAAGGGGCTGCTGCAAGCGCACAAGCGCAAGCAGACATGCACTCTGCACAAGCCCTCAGTGGTTTTGGAAACACAATTTTCTCGGGTGCGGATCGCTTCGCTACCATTTTCAAAAGCATTCCCTAGTGGCCGACGAAAGCCTTCTTCCCAGCCAGGATGAAGTACACACCGAACCCGTTTCGCTCTTGCCTGAGCCTGACACTAGACCACAACCTCGTGTTCCTAGGAACGCGGAGGAGGTGGCTGCTCAGGCGTCTGTGGCGTTGTCTGGGGATTTTCGGTCCTCATTAAGCACCCTACGTGCTAACGGTGTGGAGCCTTTGCTCACGGAAGTAATACGCAAAGAGCTGGACGACAACACACAAGCAGCACGCGAACAAGCGCTCGCCTTTGCCAAGGTGGGGGATGCTGAGCGTGCAGTGTGGTCAGCGCGTCTGGCTGCCGCTGCTGGCGATTCCAAACACAATGCCGATGGCTCTGTGGACAGCGTGCCTGCACAGAAGGCACTTGCTTCCCAAGCGCTCGAAAGCTTGGTAGGGCTGGACTACATCAATCGCACCTTCAAGGACCAAGAGCAGTTTGACCGGGTGTTACAAGGCGCTTCCGGCATGGTGGCCGTGCGCAACATGAACGCGCTGGTAGGCGCGGGAAAGCCTGAACCCTCGCTTTGGGACCACGCAAAGCATTTTTTTGGTTCGTTGATTCCTTTTGGCTACGACGCCCGTGCCAACCAAGCCATTGCCAAGGTAATTGGCGGGCCTGTGCTGCGCTCTCCCTACGAATCTATCCAAGCGCTACGCACACATTTGCTGGGCCTGTCGGGTTCCGAGCGCAAAGCCACGCTAGAGAAATTGTGGGAACAAGACTACGGCATCTGGGGGGACAACCTTGCTGCCAAGGTTGATTTTTTCCGCAAGGTGGGAGAACTCACCAAGAACGAAGCAGACGTGGATGTCATCCTGAATGGGCTGGGATTGGCAGATGTAGCTGCCCTCACCAAAGGGCTGTACGCCATGGTAAGGCACGGCACTCCACTCAAAGCCGTGGCTGATGTTGCAGGAGAACGCAAAGCCGGACAGGTGGTTGCAGATGAGTTGCTAAACAAAGCAGGCTATTCAGGACTCAATGATGCGGAACTGATGAGTAGGGCTTTGTCCATGGGGGAAATACCGGGTGTGGTTGATCCGGCTGCCACCAGAGGACTCGCTGCTGCTGCACAAGAGAAGTTGGCCAACGATTGGAACACCTTGTTGGAAGGGGTACGTGCTCGTCTCAATAGCAGCGGGATGGCCCCTGACGAAATCGCCAGCAACGCTGAGAGGTTGCGTGCTTCGCTTATGCAAAACCCCAACAAGGCTTTGCACGAAGTGGTTTTTGGTGAGGCGTCTGCGGACGGACAGCAACTCACCATTTTGTGGAAAACCAAAGGCGGGCGCTACTTCTCTAGTGAAGCAGCCGCCAACAAAACCATTGCTGCTGACGGGCTCGAAGGAGCCGTGGCTGTTCGTTTGAGTGACGTTGAGAGCAGTGTTCCTAAGAACGGGAGCTTGAAGCACACAGCATCTCAAGATGTAAACATGCTTTTGTTGGATAAGCAACTAGGTATTTTAATAAAAGAAGGGGACAATTTTCTACAGCTTCTCAATCGAGAAGCTGCTAAACAAGGTTCTAAAGTAAGGGACGACTGGTTTTCGGCAATGCGTAGCGAGTACGCAGGTGACAACTTCGCCCAAGAAACCATCAACTTGTTTGAGAAGGCCACTAAAGCAGGGCACGACACAGTGTCCGCTGCCCATTTGTTGACGCTACTTCGGAGACATGCTGAAGACCCTGACATTCTACTAATTGCGCAGGTTCTAGACAACCCAGCTATTTCATGGAAAAAGATTCCCGTCAAGATTCGCGAGTTGCGGGAGAATGGCAACTACGTCCCTACTAGGGACGAAGTGAATCTTTCGCGGAGCAGCTTTGGCAGTCCCGAACTGATGCTGCATGAGCTGACACATGCGCACAACGCACAAGTTATCGCAGTTGCTCTTAAAGGAACAACTTCTGAACAGCGCTGGCTCACCAAGGAACAAATAGCAGCTAGTAAAGAACTTGAAACTTTGTGGACAAAATTAAAGGGCGTCCACAAAGGCAAGTGGGAGAAGTTTTTAGACAGCCCTGAAGGTTCGATTTGGCAAGAAACAAAGCACGTTGGTGAACCTCACCCTTATCAAATACTTGACGCAGCTTTGGAGCACCCTGCTGAATTGCTTGCTTATGGTGTGAGCAATCCGGAAGTGATGTCGTTTTTAAAGGCGACCAAATTAAAAGACTTAGGCTACAAAGGTAGCGAGCGGTCAGTGTTTTCTGAGCTGTGGAATTTGTTTAAACAAGTACTGGGCTTCTCAGGGAAAGACGATCATGCTCTAGCAAAACTCACTTCAATCTTTGAACGCTTCACCAAAGACATAGACGAAGCGGAGCGTAATGTGTTTAAAAATCTGCGCAACTTTGACAACGCCTCGACTGACCACCTGCTAGATTTGTTTCAGCACACAGGTAAAGCTAAAAAAGAACAGTGGGTAATAAAACAAACCCGCACTGATCCGCTTAGCTACGACGCTGTAGGCAAATATAGCGACAAGGACATCGAGTCGATGGCCTTCATTGCTGCTGACCCCAAGCACGGAGCCAGCGAGCAGGCTGTGACAGCACGTGTGGTGGGTGTTCATGCCGAAGCCAAAACCAAGGCAGCCCTTCTGTCCTTTATTCAGCCCTACCTCAAGCCCTTGTCTAAGGACGGCAAGCGCAGGGTGCAGAGCTTGCTAGAAGAAGGGGACGCTGCCAGTAATGCGGGTGGCTACGGTAGGGAATTCACCTACATGGAAGCTCGTAGCAAAGGGCTCAATGATGTGGAGGCTCTGGCTTACCTCGCTTCCCGACAGCTACGCATGGCGATGTATCACATTCGCAATGGCGAAATGGTGAGGCACATGCACGCCATGGGGATGCGTGAGATAGAGCTGATGAGTGCAGGCGTAAAGCAGGCAGGACGTGACTTGTCTCTTGACAGTGCGATGTCACACACAGGCACGTGGCTCTACGATGCAGTGGAAAAGAAAACCTTACAGTTTACACGTGAGGGGATGGAGGACGCTTATAAGAAAGGTAAGCGGGTGGTACAGCTTGAGCACCCCGTCAACTACGACGGGCAGCTACGCCAAGTGATGTTGGTGGATAGCAAGGTGGCCACTACGCGGGACATAAAGGTGGCTGTGGGCTATCGTCCCGGTGAGTTCAGCCGTATCTACACGGACGAATACTTCATTCGCATGAAGCGTACCATGCTGGTGGACGGAGTAAAGAAAGATGTAACGGAGGTAGTGAGGACAGCCGCATCACAACGAGAAGCGGACGACTTTACGCACAATGTTTCCGTGGCCCTTGGTGTTCTTAAGAACGTGAAGAAGGGCACGGACCCCTATACTGAGGTCGAGAAGCTGGTGGGACACTACTTCGACACCGACGAGTTTATTAAGCGCTTCAAGGACGGGGAGTTTGAAGGGTTCAGAGCGCTGGATTCTCATTACACACGCAACCAAGAAGAGTATTTGAATGGCAGTGTTTCAGAAGCCATTTCTAATGGACGGTTGTTCACAAGCAAACGTAGCGAGAAGTTGCTGTCAACGGATGCTTCGCGTCCCAATACGTTGGGTGTGTTTGAAAGTTTGCAAGCCGAGATTGCGAACGTAAGCCGGGTGTCCAACATCAACCAGTGGCGTGAAACCCATGTGCGCCGCTGGATGAATACGTTTGGACACTTGCTGCCTGAGCGCACCGGCAATGATGTCGCTGACTTCTACGCTGCTGCTGGAGCTAAGTTTACTCGTGGCGATCAGGAGAGCTTGTTTGCGGAGCGTACGCACAAATACATCATGCGCCAAATCGGTGTGCGCACCGACGAAGAGAATTTCTACAAGCACCTGACACGACGTGTGACAGAAAAGTTTTTCACAGGTAATGAGTCCATCGAAGGGGTAGGTGCGGCTATCCGCAAGTTTAGCTTGCTTGGCTTTGTTCGCAACGTCAACTTCAACCTGACGTTGGGGATGTTCAACCCTGCACAGCTCATTGTACAGGCCAACGGCGCAGCTACAGCCATAGCGTTGTCGCCACTGCACGGGCTGGCGGCTGCCAAAACTTTCCCCTTGTTGCGCATGGCGCTCATGAGTGACAACCCGGAGGTGTGGTCGTGGTTTGGCAAGGTGGATAAGGCGCTCTTCGGCAATGAGAAGGAGTTTGTTCAGTTGGTGAAAGCGGTGAGACAAACTGGCATCATCGACAACACCAAGTCTACATCCTTGTACAACCTAGAGGATGGGGCGCTGGACATCTTCGGTGGCTACCCGTCTAAAATTATCGGCAAGTCCACCTTCTTCTTTGCCAGAGGTGAGGAGTTCAGTAGGCTTGTGTCTTTTGATGTAGCCCGTAGGGAGTGGACGAAAGCCAACCCCGGCAAAGACTGGTCGAGCAAAGACGCATTAGCAGCCATGGTGGTGAGGGCTGATGACCTGACCCAGAACATGACCAAGGCCAACCTTGCCCGCTTCCAAGAGGGGGCGATAAGTGTGCCTATGCAGTTTGCTCAATACAACATCAAGTTGGCTATGAATGTCCTTACCAGCTTGTTGGGCAAAGGTGAGGGTAGAGGATTCTCGCGGACCGAAGCTGTTCAGCTACTAGGCGCTCACGTACTGTTGTACGGCACAGCCGGAGCGGGTATTGCGCAATTGATGGACGAGTTTGCACCCAAGGAAGTCTTGGACAAGATGAGCGTGGAAGCCAAAACCTACATGGCGCAAGGCTTGTTATCTGGACTACTCAACCAAGTAGGTGAAGCTTTGACAGGAGAGCGCACTAATGTAGCTTTGGGTACACGTCTTGGTAGCTTCAACTACTACAACGAGCTGGCGCGTGCGTTGTTCACCGATCCTAAGAACGTCTACGAAGCCCTGCTTGGTCCGTCCCTGTCAACAGCTAGACGGCTGGGTGTTGTTGGGGAAGTGGCTGCGTTGTGGAAACGTGATCCGGACTTGACAGCGGAAGATGTGTTGCGGGGATTTGCCCGCATGACAACAGAACAGGTGGCCTCGTTACGCAACGTCAGCAAAGCCTACTTGTTCCACTTGCATTCCAACAAGTTGTTGGACAAGAATGGCATTCCCATCGCACAGCTCACGCCTCCTGAGGTGTTGGCACAAGCGTTGGGGTTTCAACCTACGGTGATGGCGGATGTGTCCAACCTTATTAGGAGCAAGAAGGACCATTCAGAAGCGTTGCAAGATGTAGCCAACTTGATCTTTAAGGTGCAGCGTCAAATCATGGACGCCCGTGCGCGGGGGGATCATGCGTATGCTGATGAACAGCACAAGCTATTACAGGCGTTGTGGCCTACCAACATAGGAGACTTCACTGAGGTGCAGCGCATTGTGAGGGACAGGCTGTTCCCTTACGACAACGAGTTCCAAAAACTACTGGGTGACTACGTATTCAAGGGTCACAACTACGAGCGTCCTACTGTAATTACGACGCCTCCCAAGAAAGACTAATTGATGGCCAACTACTCTCAAACACTCCAACCCATTGCCAATCCGGTACAGAGCGGAGCAGGTGAGCTTACGCTCAAGGCTGCGCAAGTAGAAGGAGTCAGCCTTGCTGAAGCAGGGCGTTCCAGAGCCATGCAGATCGAGGTTGAGGGACGAACCGTAGCCAGCAACATTGCTGCATTGGCGCAAGGCGATGTCATTTCGACGGACGTGAAGGGAAGAGCAGCAGCCTCCGCCATTGAAACCACCGGACGGGCTGCTGGTGAAGGGGTGGCTTTGCGTGGCAAAGCAAGTGCCACTGAGCAGAACGCCCAAACCGACATGCTTGCGTTCCTAGGAACAACAGCGGTGGACGCAGCCAAAGGCTACCTGTCAAGTGAGGTGTCTAAGGACATCAAGAATGCCCTTGACAATTTGGAGGGAGTAGGAGACAAGGCGCTTACGCGTGAGCGCAACCTAAATGAATTTTTGCAGAGTGACTCGTTTATAGGGCGAGTTGAAGAAGATTTGTCCAACGCACTCCTTGCAACAGATGGGTCAGTTGCAGCAAAAAACGCAGTGACAGAAGAGTTTGCGGCTGACTTGGCGCGTTATCGAAGCGCAATGCTACAAGGCAACTTAACTCGTGAGGAAGTGTTGACACGGGTAGCGGCTGCGGTGAAGAAGTCGAGTGCTCTCATGCCGGGGTGGGCGTCGGAGTTTCGTAAGGTGGCGGCTGACATGACGGGGGTGGACAGGGCTGATGTGTACGGTGTACACAAAGCTTTGCTCACTGAGAGTGCTCGTGAGAAAGCGCTGCAACAGCGTATGCAAGCCCAGTTTGAACTCGACAAGGACATTGCGCGCACTTACGGCATCCCGTTAGATCGTATAGACAATCGGGTACGCGCCGACCATGCCTACTCCAAGAGCTTGTCCATAGCTGCGGAAAACAACGCCAACAAGATGAAGTTGGTCAATGGCGGTCAAGAGTTGGTGGACAAGGAGTGGGTAGGTAAGGTGGTTTCTCCAATTGTTGGAGCGTCCATTGCTGGCATCAGCGCTCAAATTGGCACCCTCACTGAGCTGAACGGCAAAACCTACAAGTATATGCAGTCCCAAGAGTTTGGCTTGGCACTTACAGGACTGTTGCAAACCAGTCTTGCTACTGTGGTGTCTCAAATACAAGGGCTCACCAATGCCAATGTACACAAACAACCTTTGTCAGACGAAGCTGCACGCAAGCAAATTGAACAAACAACCAACATCTTTAAGACCTACCAAGAATCTGTAAAAACAATTGAAGGTAGGAATCGCTTTTTACAGATTGTAAAGAATGCGTCAGATCGTAAAGAACTGATGATAAATACATTCTTGGCTGCTGAACCTCATGTGGCGATGTTACAGAGCTTGGGTGTAGGAAGTGCGGTGTTTGATGCTGCTCTCAAACTAGGAACTGGTCCAGAGTTTGAGCGCATCTTTGGAAAAGGTTTGGCACAGGCGTTTGACAAGATAAAGAACATGCCTGATGTACACGCTAATGCTTTACGTAGCGCTGCTGAAGGCAAGCCTGTTGATTTGCGGCAAGTGTCTCAGGTCAGTCCTGAACTAGCTACCGTGGTGTGTGCTGACTTAGTAGCTTGCGCGGCAGAGTGGGCCAAAGACCCACAACCTACTCCACAGAAACAAAAAGCGTGGAGCAACACGTTTTTCACGCTGACCCAGAATCTAGTTCCTACGGTAGAGCGTGACGTGGACGCATTGTGGACCATTGTATCCCAGCCCACCACAGAGGAGTTTGTAGCAGGGCTGTCTCCTGATCTCAAGCGCAACGCTCTGTTGCCTCTAGCCAATAAGTTGGACTACACAATGAAAGAAACACACTCCTCTGTTTTACAGAGCATTGCGGAGTTCAACAATCCGAGCAAGAGCGTGCTAGCGATGAATGGAGCACGGCTTGACTTGGTGAACAATCCCATCACCAAAGAGTTTGAGGTGAAGGTGACGCCGCCTAAAATAGTAGGCGAAGTGTTTAGTAGTAGCGATCCGTCACAGCCTGCTAGGTACGGACTATTGGGAGCAGCTCGTGCTGTGATCGGCGGTTCGTTTCAGAACATGCCTGTCCGTAGTGAGCATCTGGATAGCGCCAAGGCGCACGCTGCTTTGTTAAACAAACAGGTGGGCATCTACACCCGTACTTTTCGTATGCTTAACCCCGACGATCACATTGACGAAGCCACTGTGAGAAAACAAATTGTACAGCCTGTTGTTCCTAGGAACGCGTCTAATGCGCCTGCTTCTAACACTGCTGTTGCTGCTACTGGTAATACCAATCAGTGGTGGAGAGCTGAGTAGCGAGGACTGGATGGACTGGAAGCTACTAAACAACTTGACGCAGGAAGAGCGCACTGCTCTTAAACACAATGATCCAAGGCTAGACAGCTTTGCTAATGCAGTTGAGGAGCGTTATCAACTACCCAAAGACTTGTTGGTGGCAGTGAAGAATGCTGGGGAGATAAGCCAGTCTACTGACATTAGTCCAAAGAATGCTAGGGGAGTCATGCAGTTTATAGACTCTACGCGTAAAGACTACCCTCACAACCCGCTCGACCCTATGGAGTCGTTAGATGCAGCGGGGCGCTACTTTGCTGACCTTATTCCACAGTACAAAGGGAATGTTCGCGCCGCCATTGCGCATTACAACGGCGGAGGTAAAGCAGGAACGGCTGAACTAATGAAAGAAAGAAACAAATTGCCTGACCAAACAGCCAACTACTTAAAAAGAATAGAACAGTTTATGGAAAAAAGAACAAAGCAATGAACTACTTTAGTAGGGAAGAACTTCAATGTAAGTGTGGCTGTGGACAAATGAAACTGAGTGAAGGTTTCATCAACAAGTTGAATAGGCTAAGGGATGCTGTAGGGTTTCCCTTGCCTGTGACATCTGGTTACCGCTGTCCAGACCACAACGCCAAGGTGAGTGCAACAGGAAGGACAGGTCCACACACGCGCGAAGCCTGCGACTTTGGAGTGGCAGGGGACAAGGCTTACATTGTCCTGAGCGCTGCCTTGCAGCTTGGATTCAAGGGGATTGGAGTGGCCCAGAAGGGGCCGGTGGGGAGCAGGTTCATCCATGTGGATGACCTGCCTAGGGATGCGTCCACACCGCGTCCGTGTGTGTGGAGCTATTGACAGGAGTAGTCAGGTAGACGGCTGTAGTTTATTGGATCGCTTGGTGTGTGTCCGTATCTGAGCGTTCTGTCGCGCAGTGGCTTTTTTTAACACCTCCGCGTAAACCTGCTTTTTCTGCTCTGTTGATGCAGTGCGAATAAACTCGGAAAACGACATTTCGTCAAGGGGCTTTTGCTTAAACAACAAGTAGTCTCCAACCTTTCCTAAAGGAGCATGTCTTCGACAAGACATGCTCCTTTTGTTTTTAAGCTACTTTACAAATTCTAAATCCTGCACGGGTGAAGTTTACCGGATTGCGGTTTATGTGGTCCCACCCAAAACGATAACCCCTAAACTGCTCACGAGCAGCCTTGCCGCTTTTCACCAGCTTTCGGATGTAACGGCGCAGGGCTTGCCGCGCTTCCTCGTAGGTGGTGAAGGCCAAATCTCCCCACGGAGTTTCACAGCCCTGTTTGTTCACAGAATTCAATGCACGTTTGTTCTTAAAAACTTGATACATAAACACTCCTTGCAACGGAAAGAATGTACGTCTATCAGACAGCTTCGCTAAACCACACTTGCCTCCTTGTCAGCTTGCTCTTCCAATTGAATGAGCAAATCAATGCAATGTCTAGCTTTCTTTAAGTCTTGAATTCCGTCTTTGAAACGCCAACGGCTGATGTACTTCACAACATTGCCTTCCAAAAAGTGCATACCGTTGGCAAAGGCATACTGTGCAGGCTGGATGGGCATGTCTTTGTAGTGTTCTCCGCCTTCCTGTTTACGTAGTGCGTCAGCTTCCACACGTACCTCCTTTTCCAGACAACTCACAGATGTCGTTCTCTTCAAACACAGTGCCTTTGTGTTTCATTGCTTCTTCGTATGGAACCTCTGTAATGGGTTGACCTCCTCTACTTCCGTCTGGGTAACATGTAAACCCACGGAGTCTAGGTGCATACCCAGCCAAGAGCCTAGCGAACGGCACAACTTTATCTTCGTTGTTAAGGGGCCTTCCCCATTCAGGGAGATTAATCGTTGACGAGATTGACATGTCAACGTAATCCTGTATGTCCGCCTGAAACCTGATTCGTCTTTCAGGGTCGGCAGCGAGGGTAGCGGCTGTTTCAATTTGACTCGGATCAATGCTGTACTCCTTTATCAATGTGTCTGCTGTTGCATCCACTACGTATTCGTAGTGCCACCTGTGTCCATCTTTGAGATAGCGTCGTTTATATGCCACAGCGAAAAGAGGCTCAATACCAGTTGTGGTAGAAGCAAGAATGCCAATAGACCCTGTAGGTGCGATGGCCCTATAAGCGACAGGACGACTAAGGAACAGCCTGTCACAGTGAGCATTCGCAGCAAACTCACTTGTTTCTTTATAAACCTGTAGCCATTCGCGTAAGGTGGGCGAAACAGCGTAGCGCTCTCCTCGTTTCAACAACCACTCATGTATCCCCATCAATCCTAGGCCCAGACGCCTGTTCTTTTCCCTGACTTCTCGGACTTTGGGGTAGGGTAGGTCTGCTCTGACGGTGCCACACACGAGGAACTGGGAAGCGAGTACCACCACGTCACGAAATTCCCGAAGGTCAGCAATGCCACCCATATTGATAGAACCAAGGTTGCAAACATCGCTGTCATCTTCAGAACAAACTTCAGTACAAGCATTGCGGAGTGTTTCATTTTCCTGTTTTCCGAAATTAAAGCTGAATCCCGGCTCGCCGGTCATCAAAGCCTGCCGTACATTTGCTACAAACATTTCAGGCAAGGTGTTCTTAAGAACAAATCCATTCACCCCAACCTTTCCCCAATCGGCTGTTGCATCCAAGCTCTGCCGCAACCATGCGTTGTCATAGTTGAGGCTGATGTTGGTCATGTCCAACGGTGCAGGGAAATTGAAGTCGGTGTGTTTCACCTGCGCAAGCGTCTGCCCCGTGCTTCCAACAGGTTGAAGGTGCCAGTTTTTCGCAGTGAGGAACGCGGGCGTGTCTTCGTGTTGCCAGTTGAGGGACGCATAAATTGCGCTGCGTCTTGAACCACCTTGCATGACGTTTCGTCCCACTTCGTTGATGGTGTGCATGAGCGGGATCGGCCCACTAGCCTTACCACCAGTCCTACCAAGCAGCCTGCCAGCAGGACGTATCCGAGAATAATCAATTCCAATTCCTCCACCAGTCATTAAACAAGCCATGGCCCTGTGTGTCAGGGCACTCCACTCTTCACGGGTATCCTCCTCAGCACGCAACAGGTAACAATTGTTGTATGCCTTGAAGGGTCTACCTGCATAGTAGAGATACCGTCCACCGGGAATAAACTTCATGCTTGCAATGTACTCGGTGAGTTGTTTACGCTCGTCCTCGCCCATTAGCGGGTGTTCTGTACCTCCTCTAGTACCACAGACATCATCGACAACACGATGGGCTAGGTTGTCCCAGCTATCCGCATCGCTTAGTGCATACTTCTGTCGGAATATGTTTCGTGCAAATGTGGTCTTGAAGCGTTCCCGTTCCATTACGGACGGGAGGCAGGTTCACCATTAACTTCAATAGCGGCTGTCACCGCACTTTGCAGCACCCCAATCAGCTCAAACCCTGCCAAGTCACGGGTGAAGCAATGGAGTGTGCCGTCTTTCACCAGCAGCAACACAATGTGTTCTGGCCGGATGTCCTCGACAAAAGCCTTGAGCTGTTCTGGATCAGACAGCTCCGGCTTTTTGAATGGCACCACTACGTTTGCGCGTGTATCCAAGACGCACCTTCCTTTCACGACTACTCTTTTCTTTGTGACACTTAGCTTTGCACAACACTTGCAGCTTCTTGGCTTCGCAGTAGAGGCGGTTGATGAACACGTCCCAGCTAACGAAACCCTTCTTCACATCCACTACAGGGTGGATGTGATCTACCTGAATTTCTTTCAGAGGAAAGTCCAAGCCACAACCAGCACAACGATAATGCTGAGCAATGCGGCCTGTCTTGCCATTAACTCTCTTTTCCGTAGCCGCGTTCTTAAGAACTTTGAACTTGGGGGGCCACTTCCGGAAAGCAGCGCGAAGCGCCGATGTGACAAATGTTCTATATCGCCCCTCTGTCCACGCGCCACCGTTTCTCAATGCACAACGGCAGTGCCCACAGTCCACACAGGACGAGGCCCGCAGTAGCTACAGACGTGTACGAACGGTGCGAAGTAGCGCCCACAACCCGGACACAACCAACCCACACCAAAGAAGGGAGGGCGATCTGGAGGAGGTGGAGGGGGTGGCAACAATGGCGGTGTACACTCAATCATTGGCCACCCCAAACTTCTCTTGGTGTTCCATAAGCTTGTCAGGAAACCTATCAAGCAAATCCTCAATGGTGATTTCCAACAAGCCTACAAGGTCTTCAGGATCAACAACTTGTTCTGCTACTGTTTCACGTAGTTCTCTTAGACGCATGGCCCGATTTCTTAGCTAAGTGATAGGTTTGCATCAGTTGGCGAAGCGATGTAGTTCTAAAATCAAAACGATTGGGGGAGTAGATGGATAAGTCCACCACACCTCTCCAGTAGTTGGTGAGGCTGCCCTTGGCATACTCATCCACGTGCTCAAAGAAACACCCCACAGACAGTGCTTGGTTGAGGTGCGCTGCCCCATGCCGGTGCTCTGCTGCGTGGTCCAGTGTATGTGTATGACCAAACACCACGCTGTTGGCAAATAGCTTGAGCGCCTTCTGTGCTACGTTGGGATTACCAACGGGCTTCCCATTCCCTGAAATAGGAATGTGTGTAAAGCTCACACCTGACAACGTGTACACATCCTTATAGGGCACCCACTTTATGTTGCGTTGCCTAAGTCGCAAATCAATAGGCAAACTCACCATGCCTAGAAACGTAGGGTCGGTTTCAAGGTAGCGAGACAACCTGTCTTCATGGTTGCCCTCGATGTACACCACTTGACAACGTTGTGTCCCATCAAAGCCCAGCAAATCAAGCGCTTTGTTACCCGCTGCCACCTCAAGGAGATAGCGCTTGTTCTCCATGGCTAGACGTTTGTTGCGATCCCACCCAGACAAACAATTGAGGGAAAGAAAGTCACCGATAAACAACACCACGTCAGGCTGCTCATCCCGTATCTTGTTGCCCAGCGCTTTGAAGCGTTCAAGAGACTGTGTTTCATCAATATGACAGTCACCTATCACCAGTACTCGTGTCATTGAGAGGCGCTTCCTCGTCATCTTTTAAGAGATTGAGTGTTTTGTCTATCTCAAATACAGCTTCAATGCCTACGTTGTGTACAGGTGTCACCTCTGGAACCTTGGGAACCCGGTTCACTGTTCCTAGGAACATGGGTTTTGAGGAGTAGGCATACATTTTCAAGCCCTCTCCGTTGTTGGCGTCTCGCCAACAAAGCCATTTGTAGGAACAGTAAGAGCATTCCGTGCAAAGTTTTTTATTACCGCTGGTCCCTTCAGGTTCCAAATCAAATTCTCGCGGAGGCTCTTTCTGACTGTCTTGCAAGAGAGAAACTAGATGGCGTGTCCGTTCTAGGCCGTTGTACGGCCCTTGCTTGAACACGCCAATGTGTCCATTTTGCTTGTCTACGGCAACGAAAGCAGTGTCACTGTGTTTCGTACCCTGTACCAGCAAGCTTGCGCTATATGCTCCCAACTGCGCCCGGTATCCAAAGCTGTCGTTCTGATTGGTTAGACCTTCCTTAAACTTGGCATACCCGTAGGGGCTACAGCTTTTTACGTCCACAAGCACGTCGTCAATTATTGCGTCGATGCGGCCTGAAATCGTCCAGCCCTCAGTGAGCGGGAGCTTCGTGGGCATCTGGCAGTGGGTAACTGTGTGGCCTGCGGCTTGGGCTAGCATCAGCGTAGTTTCTTCCAGAATGTCCCCATACAAAAATTTATACTTGGCGCTAGGAGGAAGAGCCTCTGCCAGTCTGGGATGGTGATAGCCATACCAAATCTGGCGCATACATGGCTTGCCAATCTCTGAGAAGTAGAGAGTTTTGGGGGCGCGTGTCTTGGTACGGGGCAGCAAACTTCGTGAAGTGGCTGTAGCTACCGCTACCGCATGTTTAGTTTGGAGCTCTTCGTCCAGCCCGGTGGGTAGCCCTTCCTTCAACAACTCATTTATGTCGTCCGCTAGTGTGTTTATTGACGCCATTGGTGTATGGGCCTTTCTTTTCCGTGGGTGTCACAGAGTGTGCGTAGCCAACCTCCGCCCCGAGTAACACCGGGGGCACCACATTCTTCACAGATGGTGTAGCTGGCATTCTCCGCCTTCTCTATTGCCTCTTGCAGCGCGGTGTTTCCACCGTGGATGTAGAGACGCAGACCTCCGAACTTTTCTTTAACTTGTTGTACCTTTGCCTTTTGTTCTTTTGCTAGTGCAAGGACAGGCTCAATGAGGGTGTTCCAACCTGCCCCACACTCCTGTCCATACAGGGAGTAGGGGGTTTCCATCACGAAGCCTTAGCTTGCTTTGCTTCGTCGGCTACTTCTTGTGCATCCAAGTCGCCAGCAGAGTAGGCTTCAAAACTGCGGGCCGTCTCGATAATGAGACTGGCCATTTTTTTGAGTTCTGTGGCTCCCGGTGCCTGTACAGGAATGAGTTCCAGCACTAACTCACGTGCGTTAGTGAGGGCGTTTTGCCGAATGATGGAACGCTGTCCATCCAACGGAGGGATTGGAAAAACACCCTTGCCACTGTTAGTGGTGGCGGAGGGTCGTGCAGGAGCAGAGACGCTAATGGATGGCACTGAAGCAACAATCATGGAAGGCGAGGCTTTCTTGTCAATAAACACAGACTTCACTTCGTTGCCATAGGTGCCGGTTTCGTACTCGATGGTAACATCATCACCAACATTGGCCAGAGGTTTCTTAAATCCGGCGTTATACCAAACACCATTCGCTTTGATGCTGTAGGTGGCTTTCTGTCCAAACTTGGTTGTCACCATCTTGGAACCGATTTGTTCTACTGTTGCGGATACGATATTCATTAAGCAGCTTCCTTTCTCAAAGGTAATTCAAACTTCTGTTTGTTCGAGCCAGTTGGGGCCGTAGCTCAAGCCCACCTTCAGCGGTAGAGGAAAGTCCATCTTGAAGGTTTGTTTAATGTACTCCGGTGCGTTTTCCATCGTTGTTTGTATGGTGTGTAGCGCCTCTGCCAACACAGATTTGTGACAGTCGAACACCACTGAATCGTGTACGGTGTTAATGAGCAGGCACTTGTCTCTAAGTCGGGCATCGTTCTTAAGAACACGGTAGAGCCTGCCCAACACCAAAGGCACAATGTCGCCTGTAGCACCGCCTTGCACTAGGTAGTTTTTAGTTTCAGTGGAACTAAACTTTGTTTCCAGCACCCCGTCCCACGGACGCTTGTTCACGTACTCTTTGAAGTAGTAGCGTCGTCCACTCCACGAGGGAAGCACTGCTTCTCCAATAGGGAAGCCGTTTTCTGCCTTGCCGGAGTGAGTACGACTTGCCTGCACCTTCTTGTGTATCTCCTCGTGCCAGCGCTTCACTCCTTCATATCGGGTGTAAAACGTATCAATAAAACGTTTGGCGTCGGGAATAGAAATGTTCCCTTGCTCAGCTATACCGTTACGTCCTGCCCCGTACACCAGAGCAAAGGAACAACGCTTAAATCCTTTGCGTTCTTCAGGATGCATTTCTCTGCCATGCATGTCCTTGTACAGCGCGTTGTGTATGTCCACACCACCACGAATGTCCTCCAACAACTGTTTGTCTTTAGACAGCACAGCCAGCATTACCATCTCAAGCTGTTTGTAGTCGGCTTCAATGAGCACACCTTCGTCACCCCAACGGGATTTGAAAACCTTCTTGATGTTTCCGTTGGTGATGTTCTGCAAGTTGGGTTCACTACTACTAAGCCTTCCTGTCACCGTGACACAGTGGTTGTAGTGGGGATGAATGTACCCATCTGGCATGATGAGTTTGTCCAATCCCTCGTAGTAGGTGGAGAGTTGTTTGGACAGCTCTCTGTACCTCACTACGTCTCCTATGAAAACAGAGGGGTGTGAGGCAATGAGTTGAGAAAGTACCTTGTCGTTAGTGAGAGGCTTTCCATCTATACCCATAGCACCGTTGGGCACAGGAAGACAAAAGCCATTTATCTTAACATCCCTCACCATCTTTTTGGTTTTGGGTTTTCCATTCTTGTAAGTGCCGACAACTTCTGTGTATTCTTGTTTCACTGTGCCACCGAATAGCAGGGTGGCCAGTTGTTTTGGGGCTGTTGGATCAAGGGTTCCGGGCGGAAGCGTGCTAGCTACAAGATCAGCTCTGCTTTGCAGCGTCGCCTTCAGTGCAGCTACAGCCCTACTAAGTGCGAAGGACGCCTTATCTAACAATGATTTGTTGATGTACAAACCATTGTGTTCCATTTCGATGGTGGCTTGTCGCGCTTCCATCTGGGACAGAAGAAGTGGCAACATGCCTGACACTTCCGCTTCTTTCCATTGGGACAACATTACCGTGGCAGTGTTTTTCAAATCATTCTTAAGATACTCGGTGAGTATTTCAGGTGGTATCTCGTCCGCTCCCATTCCAGCAGCAAACATGTCACTTACACGGGAATCTTTAATGGTGCCGCCACGTTTTTTGGCGCAGAAATCCAAACTCGGAAAACGCTCTTGTTGAGCACACAACAAATACTCAGCAAGCTGTGTGTCCCAAATGGAGTGCTTGTGTAGCGGCGCGTTCTTAAAGAACGCACCTCCTTTCAAGAGGTGGTGAATGTCGAATGCGATGTTGTGCCCAATAAGCGTGTGGGCGAAGTCTATCGTGGTACTATCGGATGTCACAGCTTCCTGCCAACCACTGAGTGTGCGGTAGCCCAACTTAACCACCTTGTTCTCAGGCCAAAAGGGGTTTGCCTTGTTGTTCCCTACCGGACATTTCATTGTTGTTTCTACGTCAATAACAAAGGGTTCTCCTACATTGTCTTTGTTGAGCACGATTCACTCGCTTCTCGAAATATCTTGAGTAGATTTCCAACCACCTCAAACCGTTCGCTGTTCAGGTCCAATGCCTTTCTGCGTGTGTGGTGTAGGATAAACCCAGTAGATAAGGACAACCACAGATTGTCGTCTCTATGTTCTAGATTTGCCGAACGTATAGCAACGAACGGCTCACCCTCTACCATCACAATGTCACCGGGTTCCTTCATATCGTGCTACCTCTGGTTTAATTGACACTTCCCAATAGCCGTGTCGGTGAGCTTCGTCGCTCACAGGGCCACCGAAAAGTTTGTTCTTAGGAACATGGATGAAGCGTTGCTTGTCCATGGCAGGACCGTTGGATTTCCCTATGGTGATGATGGCGTCTGCCTCACCCGGCTTGTCCACTTTGCTGCCGCGCAACTGATCCATGGTGATGTACTGCGTCGATGCACCACTTGCATCTGTCTGACTAATGGCCAGCACCGGGCCGTAGTCGTGAGACAACTCACGTGCCCACTTATACAATCTACCCAAGCGGCTGTGTTCTCCCTCTTCCTTGTTGGAGAATCCGTCCACTTTATCCAACTGGTCAAACACGATGAGGCCGGGATTGAGTTCCCTGAACAGCGGTGTTAGCTTGTGTGCATTGTTCAAACCACTATCGTTGTTGAGCACCAGAATGCGATTGGGCATCCCCATGAGCTTCTCGTACTCTGCTGCACACTTGGCTTCATCTGCTTTCAGATCAGCAAGCGTACAACCCAAGGCTGCTTGCATGATGCGCAGCATCACCTTATCACTGCGCTCTTCGTTGTTGATCCAAACCACAGGACGATTGCCTGTAATTTGAGGAGCCATGTAGCTCACTTCACTGGCCGCAAAGGTGGTTTTACCCGTCTCAACGTAGGCAGCGACGAGCACAAAGTCCCCTTGTCGCAAGGGGCCGCAGCTAATGTTCAGTTCATTGAGCCGCCAATTGAGGCCGGGTGCGCTGGCTTGTGCCAGTACATCACCAATCCCCCCTGTGACAAACAGATCAGTGGGGCTGATGGCCCTGCCTAGTTCCTTGTCATAGCGCTTCACCAAGTCTGCTACGTCATCAATGGAGGCTGTGCCTTCCCTTACTTCTAGGGCTGTCTCAGCTATTGACCGGCTGTATTCCTGCGTAATGTAGTGGCGCAGCACATCTTCTGTCGCAACAGAAGGGGTGTGACTACGCAGGTTGTTGAAGATGGTTTTATATAGCGGAGCAGTGTCTTTGCGTACCTGTGCATTACGGTAGACAAAGAAGTAGCTTTCAAAGGCAGACCAGTCAAGCACACTCACCGCAGGGTAGTGCGAGAAGAACGATGCCATGGTGGTGTAGATAAGCTGCGCTTCCTTGCCTAGCACCCACTCATTTATGTACGGCTTGAATCTGTTGTACTTATCCCTTTCTTTCACTATTGACAGGAGTTCGAGGTCCACTAGATTCTGGTAAAGTTGCTGTGCGCGAAAACTTTGTTTATATTGTCTGGGCTGTACTGTTTAGGTTCTTTTAAGGTGTTCCTTGCTGCGTAGAAAGAAGTCTTGCGTTTATCAATGAGAGGTGTCAAACGCTGAACCAATTCCTGCTGTTTGGCACGTCCCGGTAGATCAGGGTCAAACCAAACAATGAGATTTTTCCACCTGTTTACATCAAACTCTCCGACAGGAAAGTCTGTACCTAAAGCAGCAATACCTACTATATCGTTCTGACGAGACATAGCAATAGCTGACAAGGCATCCTCTACAATGATGCAACAAGTAGCACTTTTTTGTTTGTGTGAATCGCCTCCATAAAACAACGGCTTCTTGGCACCTTTCACGCTGATGTATTTGGGTCCACCAGATTCGATGGCGCGTCCTTGCCAGAAGACACACTTTCCTACGTCATTGAACACAGGGATGATGAGGCGTCCCCACGAGGGGGAGTAGCACAAACCATATTGTGCTATCTCGTCATCTGTTACGTAGTATTTCCAGAGCCATGCACGGGCAGCAGCAGGCCAGTCAGCCGGATTGGTGCTTACGTCAGAAGGCAAGTTCACTGTTTGCTGCATAGCTTCGGCAGCTTCCTTCCCTGCTAGCAATTCCTGTAGAGCGTCATAGTTACGTGGATACATTTTGCTACGTTTGAAATAGTAGCCACCACAATTGTGGCAATAGGCCACTATACAATCAGGAAGACGCTTGATGTACAAGCGTCCTTTGGTGTCGGTTCCTGCTGAACAGTTGGTATGGTTGATATGGACTTGCTGTCCCACGTCGGTGGGTATGTAGTATTCAACATCATCGTGTGGAATTTTCACGGTGTCCCCTTAGTTTTAGATGTTGTACCTCGGGGTAGGAATTGGACCTGTGTTGTTGGAAAAAGTTCCATTAAAGATAGTCCGTGTGGTTGAGCACGGATCGAAGTCGTTGCTGTCTGATATCTCGATCAAAGCTTTCCGACATGCGAGGGATTTTGTAGGCGAAACGCCCGTCAAAATAAACGGCGTAGCTACCTACACATTCCACCACAATAGTGTAGGCAGTGGTTATTGCTTGCCCTCCTAGGCCACCAAACCCAAGTGCTGTAGAGGACCACGTTTGTGGGAACATTGCGTACACAGTCAGGTCGTCTAAACGAAGAGGTCGTGTCTTTTTAATGCGCACGTCCGTCCCCGTCTTTTTATAAACATCCCAGTCACGTTCTTCGTAGGCAAGGGGAGGAAACGCTACATACTGAGCGTGTGCCAACACCATGGCTAGCTGCTCTAAAGGATTGTTGCGAAACATATCTAATAAACCTTTCCAAATGTTTGATTTTGTTACGGGGTTGGAGTAGCATTGTGTTAGACGAAAGCGAGCTACGTTCCTAAGAACAAACGGCAATTGCTCGGCCTGTCACCCCTAACATATGCGTCGGTTACGCCAGCGTTCGGCGTCATCCGCCAATGTACCAATCCAAAGATGGCAAAACGCTCGTTGCCCACGTCATCATTCGTTCCGCTTTCTTCGGCGTGAACAATGCCACTGTCCAGTACGCCGCCAGCATCATCAATTCCACTACCGCAGCAATCGGTAGCAAAAACAATCGAAATCGCCACATCCTTTAACCCTCCAATCTGTGCCGACGAACAACCGCATCGAGCGGACGCTCATGGTTCGTCTCCTGTGCGCTGCGCGTCTGCTTCTGTTTCAATATCCAACAAAGCTTGCTTCGGAATCTTGTAGCCCATAGCGTCCAGCAGCCGCAGTCGATCTAAGCAGGTGTCTACATCTTCGCTGTAGAAAGAGTGTCCGTCGTAGTCCATACCAATGTTCTTCAGCGGGATCAGATGCACTGTGGCCATGTGTACGTAGCGGTGCCACAACGAAAATAGCCTAAACGCAATCTTCGCAGCCCATTCGTGACATCGGGTTGGGTACACTGCTTGGCACTGCTCGTTATCCCACACTGCGCCAAATCGAGGTATCCATTCCCACGGAATGTCAGGAATAGGGGGAACAATTCTTCGCCGCGCAGCTACGTGTGTGGTCAACCCACCAGCTACGTCGTCATATACATAGACATCACATTGCCAGTTGTTACTGCTCCATCTACAGTAGCTCAAAAAAGCCTCCATTGTCTTACGTAGCAGGTTCTACCACTGTGCTCTGTCACCGTACCATCATCGGCAAGGCGTACCAATTTAATCGAGAAAGGCCAGTGGCGCTCCGCGAACAAATCGCCCCACGGGTCACGTCTCGCAATAGCGAGTGTTGTTTCACCATCGTGGTCTCGCAGCCAAACAAGTTTTCCTCCAGTAAGTTTTGCCCACAACCATTTGAGTAGCATTCGTTTCTCATTTCAGAGGAACAACCTTGACTACACCTCGTCTGTAGTGACGAGCCGTTGTCTTAGATGTTGTGTGTCCTAATAGGTGTTGTGCTGCGGTGAGTGTAGAGCTGTCGCTCCCTGTCTTGGCACGGATGTCGTGCTCACGGAAAGGTGCGTTGCCCAGTTCTTTCCACTTGGTCATGGCTCGTCGCCAAGCTGATTTAAAACCAGCTCTCGTAATTGGGAACCATTTGGATTTTCGCGGAGTGTTGTCTGTGTTTTCCAAATGTTTTGGGTGTGTGTGTAGTCGGATATGTGTACTCCAGTGAGTCGCCCGACGACAATTCGTAGCGCCCTTGTCCATTGGAATTCCAAAACTTGACTGCCTCCGGATTTACCTGTCCTGACTCTGAGTCCACTGACACCCGCATTCTTATCGTCGAGCCCAAGCATGTCACCCATACGTAACCCGGTGAGATACTTGAGCAATAGATAGGTACGAAGCCAAGGTGGACAGCATCGCTTGGCAAACTGCCTTCTTTCCCACCCTGTCAACAGGATGGTCTGGTCCTAACGGCTTGCGCTTTCCCATGGTGTACCTCTAAAGCTGCGTAGTTGGGAGACG